CTCACTTATTAAAAATTCCATACGATTTGACAGCTCAAATCGTACTTAAAAAACTAAGTAAACTTGAACCGTCACTGACACAACCAAATAGTCATGCCAGGTCCCCGGCTCTAGGGACAAATTTTATATGCAATAAAACATATAAACGTACTATAAAACATGTAAAACATGTAAACTATACACCATCAGGTGGTATAGCTTCATACCACATAGGTGGAGGACCTATGTAGAAAAAAGTTGTAAAATCTTCACCAGCTGCATAAAACGTTGGCATAGGCAATGCTGGAGATCCTACAGTTGATGGTAAAGTTGTCAATAATTTCCAACACGGTGCATTGAAAGGACCATTGGCATCAAAACCAGGTGCTTGCCTGGATAAAGAAAACCGATACTCTGAATAATACGGAACTTCAAGACTAACAACTGGATTAACCTCGGTGGAATTTATGGCCGCACCCTCCATGCCAGTACCATCATCATAAAACACCACACTACTCCTATTATAAGTAGTGGCGTTACCATCGTCATCGGAGTAATTGTTTGGTTGGCAATTAGAATATCTCGTTGCAAACAAACTCGTTGTAGATTTGCAACAACCTAAAGAATGTGCATCAACCAAAACCCTTACGGACCCACGCCATCCAACAAAAGCACTTGCAATGTAAGTTATCAACGGGGTATTACCATAAGCGTATTCTCCTCCTGTAACAGTTTTCAATACATCAGAAGAAGCAGTAGTGTAATACCCAGGATAAAATGGCATAGCAGAACGTTGAAAACGAAAATTGTAGGGTGAACTTGCTTGAGCATAAGCCACAAGAGTTTCATGCCTAGAATATCGTTTTAACAACTGTCGAAAACTACGGATAACTTCACCAAAATGCACATAATTTGTGGCATCTACCAATGAGGTTTGTTGTGCCGCAACTTCTTCAGCTTGTGGTACTACCAAATCACTAGAATTTGATGGATTGGAAACGTCACTAATACGCATCCTATTCACTTTTTCTCCAGTTGGCATGGCAAACTCCAAATCATCGCCAGCTGATACCCATACAAGAACAGTAACAAAATTGTTAATTGTATTATCAGGAGAAACCAACTTATTTGCTACGCGTACAGACACAGTACCATTACCAAAGTTATCAACGGTGGAATCGTAAAATAAAGGTGTAGTGCTCTGCCAATCATCTTCAAGATTGGTAACATCACCCAAATCACGATAAGTTGTGGTCTGTCCCCATCCTACAACATAGTCAAACTCTGTTGTCTCCGCCAAATCAACAATCATATGATGAGCGGTATTGTATTCTCCCAAGGCGAGTCCATCGGGTCTAGTTTTAACTGGATCATAACAGACAACCAAGCGGCCTCGATGAAACGCAGAAGCAACAATCTTGAAATGGAATTTGATGGAACCTCTCCATTTCTTAAACGGTAAACTCGCAAAAGACATGGCTGTATGCGAAGTACTACCATCTAAATTATCACGATAAATCATAGGATTCACAACACTATTCCACAGTAGAGTCTCCTCATTCGTATCTAAATTCCAATCAAACTGACACAAATATGAGGGTTTACTCGCAATGTAATTAATATCAAGCTCATCTTGACCTTGAAGACCAACAGTTCTACTATCAATAGTGAGTTCCTGCTTACAATCAACGCTCATCTTCTGAGTATCATCAGGCATGTTGGTAACAGCTATCGAACCCTTTGTTAAAGGTCGATAAACGGAAGACTCCAGCAAAACAGGTCTACTATAGCCAAACACTGATGCTAAAGCTGAAACAGCGCTAGCTCCAATTTCTGTTGCTCTAGCATATGGACCAATCCAAGGTGCAGTTTTAAGTCTAGCGGCAATGTTTGCGACAATACCTGCCGGCTTACTAATTGGTCCAGTCGCTGAAGTATACTCATCAGCCTGTGGAACAATAGCTGCTGGATTAACGTGAGTAGGTACACCTAATCGAACGTTAGTTGCCCAAGCGAATAATTGCATCTCAATATCCTGATTTGCATCATTTGCATGTTTGAGAGGCGTGAAACTCTCAATAATCAAAAATCCCATCTTACTCCAATCATTACTTGGAACATCCAAAGCATTACGATAGTAAAAGAATGGTAAAGTCATTTCACCACCTGAACTTGTGGTAGGGTTTATCATTATATTTGGTCTTTGAGATGCCAAAACTTTATAAGAATCAGCTCCCGATGAAACATTAGAATACTGGTCATTAGTGTAAAGTGGAATATAACTCATCATGGCAGCACCATAATGAAAAGGGGTTCCATTAATAACTAACTTAACATGTAAATCGCACTGCAACAATTTAAAATTGGCAATACGATTAACAACCCTAGTGTTACTGAAAAAATCCGCCCACGGGTTGACACCAACAATAAGTCCCCCTGCGGCAGGCCAAGTTATCTCCTGAATTTTAATGGGTCGAGACATAAAATGTTCCAACGTCATATCAGTTGACATAGGAGCCTCAGTAAGCACAGTAACAGGTGCTTCATCTCCTACTTGCTCACCAGGTTCTGCATCCATAAAAGTAGCAGTTTGATGATGTTCTCGCACTTCATCATTCACTTCCTCCGCCTGAGGCGTAATCGTGTTATCTAACACTAACATTTTAAGGACAAATGCTAAACCACAAAAATTATTTTCTTCTATTTCTTGTTTTGTAACCCATTATTTACAAGACAAACTCCCGGGTCAGGGAATAAATCTGTTTTTGTTCAATTTGTGTTGCCGAAACACTCTCCTAAATAGGAGTAAACCACGAGGGGTTTGACTAAATAAACAAAGCCTAGTAAATGAAACACGAACAAATATGAAAACATATACTGGTAACCAATGCTTACATTCCTTTTAACTTAGTGTGCACAGGGAGCGCACAGAGGGACAAATAATTTTCCGATTTTATTCGTACTTCTCTTTCCATGTATCAACTCGATCATCAAAACCAAGTTCAAGTGCAGGAACAGGGAGTCGTACTTTTTTACAAACTGCTTCGAGTTTTTTCCGACGATCTTCATATATATGACGACCATGGGCAAACCATTCATGTGTGGCGGATTCAACACAAGCAGCAGCAACTTCTCTCTTAGTTGCTTCTTTCGACTTCAAATTAGCATGCAAAGATTTAAAAATTGAATCTTCCTCTAATTTGCCAATTTGGCGATCAATTTCAGGAATATAATTGCTAGTGCGCTTAAGGAAATCCAACTCCGTAGAACCCAAAAACTTTTCTTCCTTGTCACTCTTACTAGGGTGAGTAATTTTGACCGAGTACTTAGCTAAATAGTTCTTAAAAGATACAAAATTGAACTTACTAAAAGCAGGTTTCACACTTCCTATAAAATCATCGCCATAGGTTACAGCAGACACGCAGCTCCTAAAATCCTTTTGCTCAGGATAAATGCTAAAAAACCCCATGCGAACATAGAAACTATTTGCGATACTATTAACAATCACCGTCAAACTATTCCCTGAAGCATTCATATTAAAAACTTGCAATAAAGTACCATTATAATCCAAAAATGGATGCACTATGTCATAAATCATCATTCTCATAATTTGCAAATCTTCTTTCGAATACCCATGAGCTTGAGCTAATTCTATCAAAGAAACATATACAGCAATAGTAATTTGAGAAATCATTTTAACATCAAACTTGGAATAATCCCAACCAATATTTGTTTCCCCGTTAGAATATTTACTAGCGTGCTGCATCAAAGTCTGCCAATGAGGACCAAAAGCATTTACACCAACAGCACATTCAGACTCAATAGAATGGAATCCTAAAAACCTAACAAGTTTTAGAAAATACTTTCGCATCAAAATTGATAATACTACGGGTGAACCTTGAAACACTCTCACTTTATCCTTACTTACAAGCGTAGGTTCATCTTTGAGCGTACTGGACCAGACTATATTAGCACGTTTACCATTTCTCCAGCATGTTTCCACTCGTTCCAATTCAAATTTTATCTCATTGGAAGGTATCCTATCAACCAACACACCATTCTTTACAACATCTTCAAAATGTTTCCTTTTAGACTGATATACTGGATGACACATACTAGTTGACATATTCAATGGATCAATAAACTTCTCACCAGGAATACCTAGTATCGCTTCTTTCAAAGTCAATGGTCTTATATCCGGAATAGAACCTACCTTAGCTAACAATGGTTTTATCCAATCCTGGCGAGCACGTTCCAATTCATCAGGAAAAAACGTAATCCCAGGATCTGCCATATGTTCTAGAGTTGCATTAAATGCCTTCCAATTAGGCAACAGTTTTGGAGGTCCCCACTTGGATTCAACACCAAACTCATCAGCAACAGCATCAGAAAGAATGCTCTTCTCAACTACAGATTTCTGACTCATCCGCAATTGTGTAGATCCCAGAACTTCAATGGGAGCAGACTCTGGCAAGCGAGAAGCTTCTGCATGTGCATGAACGGGACCCGAAATAACTTGCTTGCCCATTATCTTAGTAGGAAATTCATTCGCTTCAGAACCAACAAAATTCCCTTTGATAGAAACAAGTTCTTCTAGCCATCGCTCATGGTCAGAAAGAAGCACTGTTTGCATAACACCTTTACCATAGTTATCACCAC